TAGGTATACCTCGGTCTGCCATGAACTTAGTCAATGGGTCTTTGTTGTCACCCCTGACAGTTCTAATATAGTAATCTGAATGTCTAGCGTGTATACCTGACGCTGAATCAACTAATTGGGAAACTGTTCCACTTGGTTTAACGCAGGAAATTGCTGCTGATTGTGGTATGCAAAGGCGGTCAGCCCAAATAGTATTAGTATGAACAGCAGTTTCTCGTAAATGTTCAAGGGTTTTCTCCAATTCTTTATTAGCAGTAGTCATCAATGGGTTATCCATTATGCCTGTGAGTGACACACCAAGCAGACGCTCTTCTTCTGTATTACGCTGCCACACTTTTCGCAAATATGGGAACTTTGTGAATGCGCTTTGGATCGTCCCAAGTATTGTGGCACATCTGACCTTTCGCTCCAAGTCTTCAAGCGTGTCCGTGGCTCGTACCACAACTTCCGTAAGATTGCAGAACTGATACGGACGCAATATGATTTCGCTGCATGGATTAGTTCCGAACTCGTGGTTAGGATCACGCCTACCATACTTAGCAGCTTGATTTTGACTAGCTTTCCTATTGAATACACCTCGTTCTCCTGACTTGCTTTCAACTAATGCCAGCCACTCACGCATAAACGTTTCTGAATCTGGCTTATCTGTATAACATACACTGTTATTTGCTAATGCTCTGTGCGATGCAGTATCCCACCATTGCCCTGACTTAGCGTGACGCATACGATCATCAGATAAGTTAGACAAGCTAATCATAGCTGACCTACGTACACCACCCACTACAACTACCTCACCTATCTTACACATAAGATCGTGACACTCAATACTATTTAGCTTACGTCCTTGTGCATTCTTGAAGGTAGTAATAGCAAAGTTAAACAGATCGACTAGAGGTGCAGGTCCACTAGCTCTACCACCAAAGGTCTTTAGTCTTGCACCTGCAGGACGTATGCGAGATACATCCCACTGAGGTATTTCCCCAGCCCACAAGAGAGCTAACACTTGTCTAAACGCTTTAGCCCACCCTTCCTTACTGTCCTTTACCACAATGGTAGTATCACTATCGAAGAGTTCTGGAACCTCTGGAAGCTTAGAGATGAACTGCCTCTCAACACTGAAGCCAACACCAGTACCACAAAGCAAAATAAACATAGCCTCATCGAAGGACTTAGGGTCATCTACGGTTAGATAACTACAGTTGTAGCCAGCAGTGTTGTCACGCTCTAGTGCAGGGCCAGCAGTCATCATAGCTCTCATACTAGGCATGACTTCTAGGTTAAGTATAGCAAACATAAGATCATCTTTAGTGTTAGCATCAACCTTGTTACCAACTACATTATCCATGTATCTATCTACTGTTTCTGACCATGACTCTCTACGTTTTTCTGCGTCCAACCACCTAGCATAACGAGAGGTGTGTATAAATGCTTGGTAGTCTGTTGGTAAATAATTGTTCATGTTCTGTTTCCTCTCAATGCAAAATATAATCCACCAACCCAAAGCATTACGTGAAAGTTATCATATAGTATAACGTCTATAAAACTTTCGGGTTGTGCAATCCATATAACTCCTGTCATAATACAGCCGATAGTAAACCCACTAAACCTAGTTAGTATATCTCCTATCTCTGTTATCCAATCAGTGAAATCTTTTATGTAAAAAAGACCACCAAATAATAATCCTATAGCTGCGCCTAGTTCTCCATATGCAACTACCCACCATACCAAATAAGGTAAGTCAAAGGAAGCTGCTGTCTCTGCGTCCACTGGCATTTTGTCTAAACCCTGTTGTGTAAATACAACAATTAAAGGTAAACGTAATAGCCAATGGCTCATACGAAACTCAGGTAATCTTTTTAAAACTGTCATGTCTACTCCGTTATTGTTTTAATTGTTTTAACCGTTACACCATCTATATCATAGACATATTCTTGTATTGCATCTTGCAACTCGTTCTCCACCCTGCCATCTGCAGGTACAGGATATTCATCCTCGTCTACATTGAGGGTTAAGAACATTTTAACTATCACTGTTCTCTTCCTCTATTAATTGATTTAAATACCACTGAGCTTTCATCAAGTCTTCTATACCATTCTTGTAGCGATAACGCCAGAGGTATTTCATTATGTTACCCTGTAAGTAATAACAGAAACCATCCTGTCCTGTAGCTGCACGTATAGCATCAATGCATTCTATGCCAGCAAAGTTATAATGATCAGGAGAGTTTACATTGTCAGACAGTGTAGTGTCTCCAATATTAATTGACTCTCCATTTAGTGTTATTGTACTGTCCATCATTGTCATTTCAGTCTCCTTATTTAAAGTCTACGTTTATTACATTACCATCAATACTTTCAAGCCTACGCTTGGGGTTTTTCTTTTTGTCTTCTTCTAAAGAACTTTTAGCGTACTTATTAAGTAACTCTCTTACGAAATCATTGTCTTCCATAGCAGGTATAGCAGCTAGTAGCATGTGTGTCAACTGCATAAGGTTAATATAATCTTCATCACTCAATGTATTCTCATCTGTAGTACAACTACCTACATGCAATTCTCCTGTCCAAGCACCTTGATCATCTATAAATGGACTAATGCGTATTATAAAATCATTTGGGTTAAAGTCTAAAAATATTTTATCATCTGACATATTACTTCCTCTTTACTTTCTTTAAGGGGAACGGCACTAAATCAGGGTGCTTGTCCTTACCTTTCTCATACAACCAATCTTCAGGTATAATCCTGTCATGGTACATAAACTTATTCTTGTCACACCACTGACCATAAGATGTCTTAGCACCCTTACTCAGCTTACGCCTACTACTTTCGAACACAAACCTAATGTCTAGCTTTGGATGCTGTAGTTTTATAAACGCATGTTTACGTCTGTCATCTGCTGTAAACCTGCCCTTAGTTTCAACTATGATACCATTAGGTAGTACAAAGTCAGGGGTATAGATGCGGTACATGAGGTCTTCCCATTCTATCTTGAGTTCCTCATACTTCACCTTGATGCCATGCTCAACTAGGAAGTCTTTGTTCTTTATCTCAAGACCACTTCTATACCCATGCCTAAGTGCATTGGCAAATCGCCTACCATTCACTAGAACTTCCAGTTCCAGTTTAACGGCATGTGCGGTATATTAAAAGCAGAAGGTTGATTGTACCCAAGAGATTTTAGTTCTAACTTAACAGCATCATCTGCTTGTTTTCTAGCTTCCATAGCCGCACGTAAGCCTTGATACTTAGCATCATGCAAAGCTTTCTTACGCTCAGACAATTCCTTTTCCATAGCCTGTATCTGCTCATGCATTTCTTTTATTTCATCATCACCTAACATGTAGTTCTCCTTTCTTATATAACATACTGAACAATAGGTTTGTTCTTAGCTTGTGATACCTTAGACGGTAGCTCTTCTAGTGTAGGAAAGCACTCGTGTCGATAGTCACAGAACTTACAGTTACTATTTAATACTGTGTTTCCAGTAGCTTTACCCCTAAACGTTTCGGGTACAGGACTAAAACATCTTTCAAACACATTATCGTTTACGGTAGCAACCGTATCATTTAACTTAGTAACTTCTGTATCAATGTCAAGACCATTAGCAGCAACATATTTAATGTTACCATTAGCTTTATTGACTACCCACCATCCACCAGCTTTCTTACCTGATGCTTTAGCGTAGCCAGCAAGCTGACCCACATAACCAAATGGATCACTGGCACTTAACGTTTCATAGGAATCGAACTTATTCCTATATGACCAATCACTAGCAGACTTAACGTCATCTACTGCGTCATTGATTACAAGATCATATGATCCTTTAATAGTTGTATCTTCTAACTCTAGTTCAACGTAGTTATCTTTGTCTTCATACTTAACACCTGCCTCTTTGAGTATACCTTTGAAGGCAGCTTCAACTATGTCTCCTAGCAACATGTTCATTACAAAGGTTGTTGGTTTGGGCAACGCTTTCTCTGGCATATTCTTTTGAAACCAAAGCTGACAAGTAGGTTTACCTATGTTAGACATACGTAGACGAAACTCGTCACGCTTGTTGCCCCCACCAAACTGACGTTTAACTGCATCCATTACATCTGCACCAATCTGTTTGATTGTTTCATCTGACATAGTTGACTTGCCAGATGTAGCATTCTCCAGATACTGATTAATCGCCAGTTCAGCAGGGTGGTTCATTAGACGAAATCCTCTGCGTCAATATCCACAAACTCTTCTACAGTGTCCATGTCTACCTCTTCATTCTTGTGCATGTTCTCATCCCATGCACTAAGGATATAAGAGTTGTAGTTCTCAATCCACGATAGGAAGTTAGCAAAGTTTTCCTGTGCATCATTGTCCATGTCTAATGTATTGTTAAGATCAAGACCAGCAGTAGGAATGTAGAAGCTGCTACCGTTAGGTAGTGGTACTTCTTTGGACTCAAGCTCAATGTAATGCTGCGGTGGTAGCCTACGCATCTTGTTGTACTTGGAGAACATGTCACCCATGATCTTGAATGCATCACGATTGTCAATCTCCCATATAAATGCGGTAGTGTCCACGTCTACAGCACTACCACCTTCATCTGTAGGATTGACCATCTCTACAGTACCAAACAAAGCACGAACTCGTTTGATAGACTTGATTAGGTCTTTCATTGAGTCAGGCAATGCAGCCCAATCTTTGATGTACCCTGCAGGTTTACCACAGTTGAACCCACCGTTGTTGTCCTTCATGTCACTGTTAAGATCATTAGCCATGACAGTTTTGACAAACCTGTTAGGTGTATTGTCGTTACCCTTGATGAACTTCTTGTACATGAACCGTTGCAAGAATGGACGTACAGATACCTTATCTGCATAGTAGGTAGGACCATCAGGTATCTCTAGCTTGTAGCTACCTCCAGCCACAACCTCTACGTTCTTCATCTTACCAGCAATCTCTTGCTGACCCATCAGTGGGGTATGTTGGATACGCAGTCGTGCTAGTGTACTAGCCTTGCTGCTTTCCTTTGGTTGATCTGCACCCATGCCCATTGCTACAGCCATAGTTGCGAAGTTATTAGTGTCGATTGTTGTTACGTTACTCATAAGTAAGTTCTCCTTTTTATTTAAATAGACGATAGTTATATCATGCTACGTCTTTTGTGTCAAGCCAATTCGGGCCTATTTTTGCTTCTAATAATAGGGGAATATTAAAATCAATATCCCATCGTTTATTAATAATCTCAATCAACTTACAATTAGCTGCTGAGATTACTTGTAATACTTTATCCTTCTCTTGTGGATGCACATCTATTACAATTGAATCATGCACCGTGTTGACTACGCAACTGCGTAGCTTGTTTGCTGTTAGTAACTTATCTATATATATCAAAGATATAGGTACTATGTCAGCAGTTGCAAACGATTGTACAGGATAATTTTTAATCTGTGTGAAATATGTCACACCCCCATACCTACGTCTGGTTACATCAGGGAATGAAAACTCACGCCCAGATGGTGTCGTGATCTTGCTAGTGTTAAGTGCCTCTTTAGCTAGAGCCTCATGCCACTTGGCAATACCGTGATACTTCTTGGTGAACTGTTGATAGTAGGCAGCTTCTGCTTGTGATCTGCCAAAACCACTGGCCCCATATAAAGGGGCGAAGGTGTGTGACTTAGCGTCCTGTCTGGATATAGGTTGCCCTGCATCAGATATAACCTTGGCAGTGTAACTGTGTACATCAAAACCTGTAGTTACCTCATCAATAGCTGTTATGTCCTGCGACAGAAACGCAGCAACCCTGAACTCAAGCTGGGCAAAGTCAGCTTCCATAACTGAGCCACCTTCCCAGCGTGATATGAATACCCTCTTGACAGGAAACGTACCACCACGAGGCATGTTCTGCATGTTAGGGTCTGCACCTGACAACCTGCCTGTACCAGTACGATGTTGCAGTAACCTAACGTGTAGCTTACCGTCACCCTTAACATGTGTTGCTATGCCCTCTACGAAGCTGCTGAGATATGTCTCTACTGCCGACAACCTACGCACCTTCTGTAGAAATGACTCAGCCTCACGCATACCCTTGGATCGTGCAATGCCCTCAAGGAATGTAAGGTTGTCTTTGCCAGTACCAAAGCCATTGGCACTGACCCACTTAGCTGTAGGTGGTAAGAACTTGAGGCCAGCAATCTGTTGCTTGTTCTCATACAAGAAGCCATGTGCGCTGCACGTAGTACAATTGCTAGGTCTAGCGAAAGGTGTACCATCTTTCTTTGTGCGATACACTTTACCAGAACCATTACAGTCATGGCATTGATATGCTTTCTGCTTATACAACTTAGTACTATGTATATGTACGGTAGCCCTGTACTCTTGATCAGGCATACGCTCATCAAACATATCAGCCCATATCTTTTTGTCATCAGGCTTACGACTATATATTACCCAAGACAATTGCTCTGGACTGTTGAGGTTGATAGGTCTGTCACCCATAAGGTCAGCTACCTGTTCCTCAAGGGCAATGGTAAGCGTCCTACGTTCTGAATCAAACTCATCACGAACTTGCATCAACGCATCCATGTCTACTTGAAAGCCACGCTGATAGATACGTGCCAAGTGTATAGCCAGTTGATTAGTCAGCTTGATCGTTCCTTCCAGTGAACTGCATTCCTCGTATGATGTCATCAAAACATTATACAGTTGTTGGGTAGCATGTAAGTCATGCGACAGATACTCTGATAGTTCTGCATGAGGTATGTCTCTAGTAGATATGCCCTTGCTAAAGTATTCTTTGAGTGTGTCCTGTTTCTTAGTGTCAAGCTCGTAGCGTTCTGCACATGCCTCAAGTGACAGAGGTTGTTTCTGTCCACGTTGCAGTACATACTCTCCTAGCATGGTGTCGAATATTTCACCAGCATAAGTAAAGCCTGACTCCCATAGCCATAGCAAGTCATGCGGTGCATTGTGTGCAACAAGTAGATGGGCAGCATCTAGTGCGTCTTGTACTATACGCCGCCCATCTGTGGTAGGTTGTTGCTCTGAGTGATCGAATGTTACAATGTTTTCACGTCCATGATCATCTAGCATACCCACCATAACTAATGTATTGGTTGGTTCAAACGGATCAAGATGCATCTTGCCGTTGCGTTTGGTTACTGTGTTTTCTACGTCAAGGGTCAGTATCATGTAGTCTCCTATTCTGCGTTGCCAAGGTAGGTATTGTATAGGTCTGCCTCAAACTGTTTGTTGTTAGTGTATGCGTCTATTGCTTCAAGCACTTCATCTACTGTGAGATTATGCTTCTGCATAGCCCTAGTAATCTTTGCTTGTATTGTAAAGTCTTTATCATCAGGCACTATCCATTTAGCCATTGTCATCTCCTTCCATCAGTGCTCTCCAAGATATAGGATACATGTTACCCAAGTACTCTGCTATCTTAGTAGCTACTATTTGTGTTTCGTATTGTGTATCAGCCTTCAGCCTAAGATGGCACATGTCAATGAATGCGTCAAGACTACCTGACCAATACCATTCTGTCATGGTGCTTTGAGGCAACACCATACGTGCTTGCTCTGGTGCTACTCCCTGCTTCAGTAGTTCTGTGTAACACTCTAAAGCACTCCACTCTGCTCTACCAACAGGCACACTACTACCCACATCGACTACACCAGTACTACCTTGCTTGGCATCTACACTGCGTCCTCTCCATTGATCAGCACGAAAGAACTCAGGATCATTGTCAACATACCTACGACTGATTTCATTCCATCGTAGGAACTTGTGCTTAACTAGTTGTCTAGCTACAAAGATGGGAGCCTTAACATGAAAGGTTGCAAAGCAATGACCAAAAGGTGACATGTGTTTATGCTTGGCTAAATAATTTATCAACCGTACATCAGGATCAGTTAGTATAGGGCGTAGTCTTTCGTTTTCTTTGCCCATATAACCAAGAGCTTCTTGCTTTCTACCAAAGGAAACTCTAGCTGCATTAACTACAGTAAGATCATCTCCCATGTGATCAATATATGTTACTTCAATCATGCCCACTCCTTCAATTCATTGATAGGTAAATTATAACAGGACGCTTTGAATGTGTAGTTATTTGACGGATCAAAGTCTCCTTTGTTAAAATGTGTAGCACGCTCATAGTATTCATCTTTTGGCATATAACCTAAGAACCAACCGCAATCAAAACTATTTTTTACACGAACAAATGCATATACATCACACTGTTGTCTTGTATTATAATCTGCAACAGAACATTCATAATAGTGGCGTGGCTGAACAGTTGTTTGTTTTGTTTTAACATCTACTCTTATACCTTTGTCTGTAATCAAGTCGTACTCATACGTATTTTTCCAAGCACCACCCATAACATTTAAAGCTATTTGTTCTCCTACAAAACCTGCAAGATTCCCCTTTCCTTTAGTTATAGAATTGTTGAGGGTTCCCATTTCTTCTGCCTTGCCTTTAGCAGATTGTAACATATCTGATGTAACTATTACTTCAATCATTTTGTTCTCCTAGCTAAGTGTTCTACAATTTTTTTGTTTTTAGATATGACAATAACATAACCTTTCTTGTCATACGCTATCCATTTTTTCTTATGTTGCATTATAGTTACTCTACTACTAGCTCTAGGCATACAACCGTTTCACTCTTATTAGATACTAATACAGCAGCATTACTCATAGCTGCTACACATGCTTCTTTACTACTATATGTCTCAACGTGAAAATACTTTACACTTTGAGAAGTTACCAGTAGTTGCATCCATACTAATGCCCATACCATTATTCTTTCTCCTTTACACTTTTAGTTCCAAATAATAATCTTTCTAATAAATCAAGTCTCTTTTCAAGACTCTCTACTTTTTTACTTAACTCTTCCATATGAAAGTTCTTGTTCATTTCTTTACTCCCATGTTCATAGGTGCATAGACCTCACCATTGTATTGACTACCTGTCTTTTTGTCTGTTCCAAAATCACAGGCTGCTAACATAAGTAGTATAGCCATGATCCAGTAGAACGTAACCTTTGACCATTTAATAAAACCCTCAAATGTTTTCTTTGCTTCTATTTCTGCTGCTTCTCTAGGGGTCATTATGCAATCTCCATCTCTTCTAATACTGCTTGTTCTATAACTATTACAGCATCTTCATT